CTTCAACTGTTCCAATACCAGCATCTGTAATATCTATAGCTGTACCATAAACAACATCAATAGTATCGTCATCACCAATAGCTACACCCTGTAAACCAAATATACAGTCGCCTGTATCTGTATTACTGGGAGTCCAATATACTTGATAAGTAACTGTTCCTTCATTCCATGATTTAGGGAAAGCCACTGAAAATTGTGCAAATTCATCTGTACTAGCATCAAAATCTAAAACTTTCATATCAGGTCTTGTTGCTGTTGTTTCAATTTGTTGAGCATCTGCAGGGTTAGTTGTAGCTCCGTACATTGCTGAAGATGGAACCCACATAGTTTCTAGTCCTGCAATCTTAACTGCAGAGGAAGCACTTTTAAGTACACCTGTTCCTTTAGGGTTTAAATTTATATCAACATTAGTTTCACCAGAAGCAGTAAAAGTTGGACCATTTCCTGTTGCTGCATTAGCATATGTTAATTCATTAACTGCTGAACCTGTAGCTGTTAATAAAAATAATTCAGCTCCGTTAGTATCTAAAATAGAAGTACCAATTTTTGGAGACGTTAAAGTTTTATTTGTTAAAGTTTGTGTTCCAGTAAGAGTTAAGAATCCTGTATCATAAATACCTGTGTTAGTTGCAACACCATCTGCATAAAGTATTTTCCAACCCTTATCTCCTGTTGCCCAAGTGACCGTAGCCCCTGAACCCGATGCTGCTTTTAATTCAACAGTGTATGCGCCTGTAGTTGCATTTTCAATAATGTAAAAATTTTCCATCAACACTGGTAGTGTTACCGTTTGATTTCCTGTAATAGTGCCTGTAAATTTTATAATTCTATTTTGAGCTTTACCAGTTGTATTACCATCTACTACATCTAAAGGTGTAGATTGTACTCCGCCTGCAATAGATACTTCTAAATATCCACCAGTGATTTGTTCTATAATATTTAAATTGGTGTTAGTTTTATCTCCCCATGTACCAGCGTTTTCGCCAGTTATCATAAGTTCTAAACCGAGATCTGAATAAGTTGATGCCATAAAATTCTATGCTCCTGTTTTTATATATTACAATATTACAATAATTAAGCTGCTAGATCAACCGGTGACCATATAACAGGTGTACCTACATCTACTTCAGCCCACGCAATTATATTAGAGTTAGCAACTGTTATTGTCAACCCTATGCCTGTAGGAACTACTGTTGCTCCCCCTGTAATTACTACACTTCCAGGTGCTGCGTAAGTAGCTGAAATTCCAGATACATCATATCCAGATACAAGTGTACTATTTCCAAGAGAGGCAGTCACTCCTGTTCCTGTAACTACAACTAATCCGTTACCTGTAATATCTTCATTGCCTATTGTAGTTTGAAGAGAAACACCTGTCACGGGTACTTCTGTTTTTAATCCGGCTTCTGCTGCAGATATAGCTGTAGATAATGAAATTCCTGTTAATTGAACTACTCCTGTACCCACTAAAGATACACTTCCTAAAGTTGAATTTAATAAGAAACTATGTGCTATCTCATTATCAGAAGTTCCTGACGTTCCAACTGGTGTAATGTCTGCTGATAATCCAATTCCTGATACTTCTACAACTACATCTGAAAATGCATCCTCATTTCCTATTGCTGTAGAAAGAGCGATTCCTCCAAGTGCTACAGAGTAATTAACTCCCCATGCCCATTCTCCGAAGTAACCTCTGCCCCATCCTTCTCCTATTAAACGAGTAGGCTCAATAGTAATTGAAGCAATAGCAGAAGACGCAGAAGATCCTGTTACAGGGACACCTATATTTGTAAGTGTGGTTCCTATTGTTGTAGAAAGAGAAATTCCATTAGGGGATACATCGGCTGAAGCACCGGCTACTACTCCTGGTAATATATATGAAGCAGTTATTCCTGATATAACTACATTAGCATTTGCTTGTGTAGTAGAAGAACCTATGGAAGAAGAAATAGCAATGGATGAAGTAAGTACGGTTTCATCAGATAGGTCTCCCCATTCTGATGCTCCCCAACTTTTATTACCCCATCCAGTTGCCATAATTCATAACTTTATTGATTACGATATTCTTATAATTGCCTGAGTATCATTCGCATCAGGAAATTGAATAGTAAATGTCCCAGCTGTTGCAGTTTTGTCTCCATCAAAGTCTAACACACATATAGATTTAGAAGCTTCAGATGTATTGTAAATCAAAGCACCTGCTGCCGTTAATGTAACTCCAGTGAATGATAAATCGTTAAAGTTAGTAAAAGCTGTAGTTCCGTTTACAGAAACTAAAGCGTTAACTAATGCTCCGCCACCGGCAGTATACTGACCTGAGTTTCCTACTTGTCCAGCAATACCCACTGCATAGGAAGTAGTGTCTGCTCCAATAGTTGCAGCTGATGAGTATAGTGCTAATTTAAAAACATCCCCTGTTGATACAGTGAAATTGTGTATTCCTTGAAAAGTTTGTTCTTTAAAAGAGTTCGTGATTGCATTTGTAGTAATAGCCATAATTTTTCTCCTATTTTATAATTTTTATGGTGATGGAGAGGACACTTTAACTCGTGGCACTCCATCGGTGTATTCGTCTCTACGTCTTCTGCCCATTTGTTGTAAAGCAAAAGATTGTATTTGTTCATTATACTTGTCTGAATACAGTTTGTACATATCAGCAGGTCCTTTTAAATAAGCAAAAGATTCTACTAAAACTCCATACAATAGTAATTGTTGTTGATAAGTAGATAGATAAGTAGTGTTAGAACTAGTAAAATGAGGGGGATATTTAATGTAGTTTATTTGAACTTGTCCAGCTGCTGCCGCGGCATTTGGTGTTGGGGCTACTAAAAAATTATTTTCATCCCAGTTTGCATAATATAAAGGAGAGCCTGTAGCTCCATCATTATTATATTCAGAGATAAAACTAGTGTCTCTCTTCTCTAAAAAATTTCTAGTCCCTGAAATAATGGTCTGTACGGATCTTAAAACAAGCATATCAGAGGGTAAAGATATATATCTTTGACCAGAGATAAAACTAGCCGTTGCGTATTTTCTTAAATCATCATAATCTACTTTACCTGCAATATCTAATTCTATATTACTAATAAATTGATCCATTAAAATATCCGTTAATACATTAGAATCTACTTCAGTGTAGCTTCGAACTTGAGTTAAAAAATTTGGGTATGTTATTGCCATTATGAAATCTCCACTGTTACTTGACCTATTTGAGGTAATAATTGTCTTCTTCTATTTTGTTCAGAACCATCGTCTGGCTTCATTCCATTTGAATTAAAAGCAAACGTTCCGGGTAAAGTTAAATCTATTGTTGTAAATCTAGCTCCTCCAGAATTAAATGTAAAATCCTGTGCTCTAGGATTCTGTAAAGCTATAGCATCTGCAACAACTCTTTTACGTCTTATCTGAGGCTGTTTTGGTTCATATTCCGAAATATGGACAAGCGCTCCCGTCCACTCTCTAATCATTTCTTTATATGGAAACGCCTGACCAGAACGGTCAGATATTGCCATTGATCTTTTACCTTGAGCGTAGGACATTATACTCCATCTCCAAAGTAAGTCATTGGTGAAACATATAAAGAAGTTCTTTGACCATCTTCATCCAAAGCTCTAAGCATTTCATCCTCATAAGTTTGTTTTAAAAGAGGTACTCTATCCGGCGAATATTGAAAAGACATATAATAAGCTAGTCCTGCAATCATGCATGGTAAGAATCTAAATACTGCATCTGGATTATTTGAATAAGCTCCAGCATCTTCTATTCTTTTTACTACATAAAATTTTAAATAAGTATAAGTAGCCGCATTAGGCGCTTGGTATAAATAAATTTGAGGAGTAGTTTGTCTATCCACATAATATTGAGAAGGTTGACCTTGGTTTAATTTATTAGGAAGAGCCGCATAAGCAGATCTATCCATTTTAGTTAAAGATATGTCTTGAGTAGTAGCACTATCACTTCCTCCTCCACTAGTTGAAACAAAAGCTTCTAGAACATCATTTACATCTGAGTTACAAGCATATTGTGCTTGTCCAGCAACAAGAGCTATTTCGTCCAGTTCCACTTTCCATAAATGAACTCCTCTATTTCCCCAATCAGAAAATAATACGTTTAAATTTCTTCTTGCTTTTCTTAAATCATTTCCAGAATTAGGACGTACTCCACATCTGTTAAATGCTTCATCTATAACCTCTTCTATAGTTAGATTAAAACTTGTTGTTCCTGACGTAGCCATTATAGTATATCCTTATAGTAATTTAATTTAATTTTTTCTAATTTAGATAATTTTGCACCACCATGTAAGTTTGTAGAACCATATAGTTTTATAGCCGCAACTTTATCTGCTTTACCTAATTTTTTAGATTGTCCTTTTGCTAAATCAATAAGTTTTTTACCACTAGCTTTAGCATATCTCTTAACTCCATATTTAATGCCTGCAGTTAATAAACCCCCAAGTAACATTTTTTCTACATTACCGCCTTTAAATAATCTTGTAGCTTGAGGTGTTCCTCCCGCTGGAACACAAGTTCCGTTTTGCATTCTTTGTCCTGGAGGACATGTGTTAGAATTATCACCATTGTTTATTTGAAGAGGATTATTTTTTATTCCCATAGCTTTCATACCCATATTAGTATCTTTAATAGCTCCTATTGTATTAGCTATTTGAGAGCCTGGAATTAAATTTTTGTAACCTTTTGATTTAAATCTTGATACATAATTATCTGTAAAAGAAGTAATTGATTCACTACCTTGAGGTCCTGTATCTCCTAAATTTTTATTTCCTTGATTACCTCCTACATTACCCATAGCGGCACTTTGCGCTTGGTTAGCTGCATTACCCATATCCATTCCGCCGCCTCTAAACTTTTTAACTTTAAGTTTATTTTTTTTCATTATAATATATCCTTGTAGTAATCCATTGTATTTTTATGGTCAGACACTTCATTATTTCTAGCAAGTAATTTTTTTTCTTGATTTATTATTCCACCTAACCTATTTGATTTAGTGTTTAAATATTTTGGATCCATTAAAGTATTTCTTGTATTTCTTCTTTTTTTTAAAGCAATTTTAAATGTTTCGCTAAAAGCTTCTCTACCTTCTTTAGGTACTTTAAGATGTTTCATTGCCCCTAAAGTAACTTGTTTTACCTCTTTTAATGTTTCATAACGTTCTTGAGCATTATTTAAGGTTGCTGTTTTTTTAGCAGTATCAAGTTTATTTTTTAAAGCACTTTTTTTTCTATAATCTCTAATATCTTTTCTGCCTTTAATAACAGATTTAATTACTCTTTTAAGTAAGGGTTTTGCAACCATAAGAGAAAGTTTAAGTACCATTATATAATATCCTTATAGTAATCTTCATAAGATTTATTATTATAAGTAACTCCATCTATTTCTGAATTAATTAGAGATCCACTATACTCCATCTCTCCGCCCTTTGATTTTTTAGGGACACAATTAGGCACTTTACGTCCACCTTTGGACTTCATTCCAATCATTTCATAACCGTCCCAACAAGGACCTTTTGATTTAGCCATTTGTTTCTCCTTATATAGCGGCCGCTTTGAGAGTGTATAACTTCTCCTTTTTGCGGTTGTACAACTTCTTTGATTGTACCACTTGATGACGATAAGTTCTAGACCTTAGGTTTTTGGCTATGGGGTTTGTAGATTTTTCCATGAGTTTTAATTAAAACCTTTTTAAATTCTGCTTTTTCTTTTTTAGTCCAATTTTTATTACTACTACCTAAACCTGGTTCTAATTGTTTAGTCATTGATCCTCTAGATATAGCCATTATAAATCTACCGCTTTTCCTATTATTGGTTTATATTTAACTTTACCCTCTTCTCTGAAGGCATGCAAGAACTGCTTCCTAGGCTTATCTTCAATATAACTACAGTGGCACCATCCACTAGATGGTTCTCCTTTTTTGTAGAACTCGAGAATCATTTGATCATATTCAAGGTTCTTATATATCCAATCACAAAGCTCAGCGTTATCTACTCCCGGACACTCAAAATCCACAGCTTCTGCATCGCAGTGCTGACTATTTATTGAACTACCAATAGCAATAGATAATTCTGGAGATCGATAGCAGCTGGTCACTGTTACAGGACCAAAATGATCCCTTACGGGTTGTAAAATATTATCACATAGTAATTTTAATTTAGCTATTTGATCTGAGTTAGGGTTATTATCTATACCCTTACGTATAGCAGTGTCTGATTTGATTAACTCTTGAAGAGTAAAATTTCGGGAAAGGTTCATTATTTTTTATTTAGTAGAATTTATAAAACCATAGATTCTACTAATTGCTTTGTCAATACCACTTAACTCACCTTTTATGTGCTGTTGATCACTCTTAATTTCAACTAAAGTTATTAACGCCCATACTAAAATTCCAAATAAAGCAGTAGTTAAAAATCCTATAATTTTCTTAATATCCATTTTCATTTAAATAGTACCTATCTCTTTACATACAAATTTAGTTGCTACTTTGTTCTTATTAACAAACTCTTCTTCTTGTAAACGTATTATTTCTGTAGATATTTCTAATGCTGCAAGTGTACATTCTTTCCAAGAATTATAGTGTTGTTTTATCTCTTGTGGAGGTAGGCATTGATCATTTATAAAGGAACATAAAAATATTATTAAAGTAAATTTCATAGTTTATTATAATTTAT